GCACGGTGGCGGTGGACAAGACTGGCGCGGCACACAGCGCGGGGTACCTGCTTATTATCCCGCAAAAGACCGCCGCGCGCGTGAGCCCCACAGTTGACACCGGCATGGACGGCACCTATGTTTTGCAGCCCGGCGACCGTGTGGTCGCGGGCGAGGGGCCGGAAATCACGACCCGTGAGGAGTGGGCGGCGCTGCTGCCCAGCGACTACGACGTGACGACCGTAACCTGGGTGGAACAGAAATACTGGCACGGGCAGCCGTGCCATGTGGAGGCAGGGGCATGAAGTGCAGGGTGACCGTGGACATCCCGGACGGCGAGGGCTGGGTGGAAGCGCTCGGCCTTGGGCGGGACGGGCCGGTGCAGCAATTCCATACCGCAAATGTACTGCGGCGTATCCAGAAGTATATGCCGTACCGCACCGGCGCAACCATCAAGCTGACGATCGCGCAGACCGACACCCATGTGCCGGAGATCGTGACGGATAACCCGCAGGCGCGGTACCTGTATTACGGCATGAGCAAAAGCGGAAAGTCGCTGAACTATACCCATACCAAAAACCCGCTGGCCGGGCCGCGCTGGGATGAAGCCGTTATGGCCGCCGAGGGCGACGCCATGGCCGCCGACCTTGCGCGCTACATGAGGAGGATGCTGAAATGACAGACCTTGAATGCCTGATCGAATGGCTGAAAACCTACGATGGCTACGATATTCTGGGAAGCTGCCAGGTGGACTATACCGACCAGATCCCCAACCAGGGCTTTGTGTTCCCACAGGGCTTGGTGGAGGTAGAGCGCAGAGAGGATATTCTCGGAAACGTGACGCTAACCGACCGTTATAACTTTGGCCTGTATTTTACGTTTGAGAAGGCCCTGCAGGACGACACGGCAGCCCGCGCCAACGCAAGCTGGGTGATGGACTTCCAGCGCTGGGTACAGGAACAGAGCGCCCGCGGGCTTGTGCCGAACTTTGGCAATACCGAAACTAAAGCCACCGCGCAGGCCCAGAACGGTACACTGTACAGCGCCGAGGACAGCGGCACCGCGCTGTACATGGCAGTGCTTTCCGTCACATTCAAGCGAAAAATTGAAAATTGAGGTGAACTGATCCAGTGAAAATCGAACGCAAGTATATGGCGCATTACCTGAACACCGTCTTTGCGGGGGATACCGGTACGGCAGCCTATGTACGCCTTGGCAAAGACCTGGAAGAGTACAGCCCGGAGCTTTCGGCCAATGTTGAAAAGAAAAGCAACATCATGGGCGAAACGTCGGTGACCATCGACAGCTACCAGAAGCAGGGCGAAGTTGCCCCGTACTACGCCGAAAAGGATGACCCGCTGTTTACAAAGCTCCAGGCCATCATTGACGGTGATCTGGTGCTGGATGACCTGAAAACCGACATTGTGGAGGTCAAACTGTGGGAAACCGAATCTTCCGGTGCGTACCCCGCCGTGAAAGAGGAATGCTACGTTGAAGTCAGCAGCTACGGCGGCGACACCACCGGCTACCAGATCCCGTTCAATGTCCACTACACGGGCGTTAAAACGACCGGTACCTTCAACGTCAGCACAAAGACCTTTACAGCATCGACCTGATGAGAGCATGACGATGAGCGCCTTTGCGAATGAGCAAGGGCGCTTTTGTGATGCCCTGATCGGGCAATAAAACACGGAGGTTATACGATGAAACAACTTACCATTGACACCGGCGTCCAGGAGTTTGAGATCAACGGCAGCGGCGTGCTGCGCTTCAACCCCAGCGACCCCAACGTGTACAACCGCTTTTTTGCAGCCGAAACCACCCTGACCGAGCTGGACGCGGAAGCCCAGAAGCGAATGGAACAGATCGAGGCTGATTTCCCGGATGACAACCAGCGCGTTGGCGCGGAACTGGCCGTTTTGGCCGAGTATGACCGGAAGATTAAAGAGGTATTAAACGGCGTTTTTGGCGCGGGTAACGACTTTGACGAGATCCTGCATGGCGTGAACCTTGCGGCGGTCGCAGGCAACGGAAGGCGTGTGGTGACGAATTTGCTGGACGCCCTGACGCCGATCATCCGGGAAGGCGCAGAACGCAGCATGGAAGAAAAAGCCGACAAAGCCGTGCAGACGGCAAAGGCAAACCGCGCCGCACGCCGCGCTGCGGCCAAGAAATAATGCAGGGCTGGACGCTGCCGACCACAGTGACGGTTGGCGGGAAACCATATGCCGTGCATACCGACTACCGCGATATTTTGGACATCATCGACCACCTGCAGAACACCGATGATAACGAACAGGAGCGGTGGTATATTGCCATGGCGCTGTTTTACGAAAACTGGCGGGACATCCCCGCGCAAAACCGGCAGGAAGCT